CTAAAAGCGAAGCACCGTTTTAATAACTTCTTTGTGAAGAAGAAAGGGGCGGTGGCGCGAGAGTTAAGCCGCCCCGAAAAAACATTATGAAGAATTTTATTGATTTATTTACAGGATTAAAACGAGCTCATGGGTGTACCTACGTTGAAAAGAAAAGCTCCGATGGCACAAAGGTTAAAGGAAAATCCTTTGTCAAACGTGAAGCAGTCACCGATAAACTTTGGCAAGATCATCTAAGTGGTATTGAACCAAGTCTAGGAATCATACCAATTGATGAAAATAATAAATGTCGATGGGGATGTATTGATGTTGATAAATATAATTTAAATCACAAAAACCTTATTAACCTTATTAACAATACTCAATTACCTTTGACTGTATGTCGATCTAAAAGTGGAGGAGCACACATCTTTTTATTTACTACTATTCCAATAGAAGCCAAATTAATGCGAGATAAACTCACAGCAATTAGAGCATTTCTAGGATTTGGCAATGCAGAAGTTTTTCCTAAACAGATTGAATTAAAGTCGGAAGATGATACAGGAAATTTTTTAAATTTACCCTATTTTAATTCAGCAAATACCACAAGATATGCCTTTAATTTTAAAGGTGAAGCTATTACAATATCTCAGTTTTTTTTAGCAATAAAACGACTTACTCCTGAAGAACTTGAAAAATTAGAACTTAAACGACCTCCATCAGAATTTAGTGATGGTCCTCCATGTATAGAATCCTTAACTCAAACTAAATTAAAAGATGGTAGAGATAGAGTTCTTTATCAATATATACAATATGCAAAAAGAAAATGGCCTGAGGAATGGACCAAACATATTAATGCTTTCAATTATAAATATTTTGATCCGCCATTAGAAGATAGAATTATTCAAGAAAAGATAAAATACAATTTAAATAGAGAATTAGGATTTAAATGTAATGAAGAACCAATGTGTGATCATTGTGATAAAAAATTATGTTTAACACGACCATACGGAATTAAAGGTCAATCTCTTTTTCCTGATTTATCTGATTTACAACTAATCAATTTAGATAACCCTTATTATTATGTAAATGTAGATGGTGAAAGAGTAAAACTTAAAGAAACGGCATATCTTCAAGAACAAAGATTATTTCAAAGAGCAGTCATGGAACAAGCACATAAAGTTCCACCAACTTTAAAGAAAAATGAGTTTACTAATATGGTTAAAACGTTGTTTGCCAACATGGAAATTGTTGAACCACCTAAAGGATCTTCCAAGGTTGAACAGCTTCTCGACCATCTTGAAGACTATTGTACAGATCGTACAGCGTCAGGCGCTACTAAAGAAGATATGATGCTTGGAAATGTTTGGACGCATGAAGGAGTGCATCATTTTATCTTTAGAGAATTTTTTCATAAATATTTACTCAAGAACAAATGGGATGAAAAATATGATGAAACACAAATGTTATTGACAGATAAGTGCGGATGCAAGATTAAAAGAGAAATGATAGGAAAGAAAAATAAAACAATTATGACTATAGAAGAGTTTGAAAAACCTGAAAATCTATATCGTCCAAAACAATTTAAACCGAAGGAAGTTTTTTAATGAGTGAAATGAGCAGCGATTTAGTTTTATTAGTCGTTCTTACTGCTGCATGGATACTTGTAACATTATGAAAACAATTGTTTTAGGACCACCAGGAACAGGCAAGACAGAAACTTTATTAAGAGAAGTAGAGAAATATTTAAAGAAGACCGATCCCAATCGTATCGGATATTTTTCTTTTACCCAAAAAGCTGCGAACGAAGGTAGAGAACGTGCAATGAAAAAATTTAATTTAACCGAAGATGATCTCCCTTATTTTCAAACCCTCCATTCTCTAGCATTCAGAAGACTGGGTCTTAAAAAAGAAAATGTAATGCAACGTGAACATTATGCGAAGGTGGGAAAAGAAACAGGCTTACGCGTAGATTATAACGAATGGGACGATGAACACACAGGATTATTTACTACAAGTAGTGATTATTTAAGAATTATTCAACTTGCTAAATTAAAAGACATTACACTTGAACAACAATATAATTTAAAAGAACATACCCAAGACGTTTCAGTTCAGAAATTAAAAAATTTAAGTAGTGAATTAGAGAGCTATAAAAAAGCTCATGGACTTATTGATTTCAATGACATGATTTTAGATTTTATAAAATCAGATGCCTCACCTGAATTTGATGTCGTCTTTATCGATGAGGCTCAAGACTTATCTCTGATGCAATGGAACATGGCTAAATCCATTTGGAATAAAACAAAAGATTCTTATATTGCAGGTGATGATGATCAAGCTATTTTTAGATGGGCAGGTGCAGATGTTGATAGTTTTATTGCTCAAACAGGAAAATTTTTAAAATTAACAGAATCACATAGAGTACCTAGAGTTGTGCATGATGTAGCTATGAAGATTGTTAAAAGAATTTCTAAAAGGCATCATAAAGAATGGAAGCCTAAAAATAAAAATGGGGCGCTGTCTTATTACCATAACTTTCAAGACATAGATATGAGTAGCGGAGAATGGTATGTGTTGGCTAGAACTCGTCACATGTTAACTAAATTAGAAAATGTTTTGCATTCCAAGGGATTGTATTATCACAACAAATTTAAAAAAGATTATGAAAAAGATTTGCGCGAAGCCATCATCGATTGGGAAAAATGGCGTAAAAACAATGACTTAAATCATGATCAAATTAAAAGAGTGGCATCCTATATGTCTCCCAATCATTATCAAAAAGAAAATCTTCAGTATCTCGATAAAGATAAATCTTACAACATGACAGAAGCTTATAATAGCCAAGGATTAAAAACTAAAGCTGTTTGGTATGAAGCCTTTGATTCTGCTCCACAAAAAAATGTCACCTATATTAGAAAGATGAGAGCCAATGGTGAACAACTTAATAAAGATCCGCGCATTTTATTATCAACGATTCATGGTGTCAAGGGTGGTGAAAAAGAAAACGTAGTTCTTCTTACCGATCTAAGTAGAAATACTCAAAAAAATATGGATCGTTTTCCTGACGACGAGAATCGATTGTTCTATGTTGGAGCAACACGAACCAAAGATCATTTACATATAGTTAAACCCAAAAATATTTATAAATCATTTAGACTATGAGTGTTTATAAAAAACAAATTGGAGGATCTCATTATAAAGATATGAAGATCCAACCCAGCGAGTTTATTAACAAGAACAAATTGCTCTTTGCAGAAGGAAATGCTATTAAATATATCTGCAGACACGCAGCTAAAGGAGAAGTACAAGATTTGGAGAAAGCAAAACATTACATCGATATGATTATTGAGAGGGATTATTCTTAATGCAAATGCCTTTATTCAAGCCACAGACAGAATGGCTCCCACCAGAAGAATTTCCTGATTTAACTCAAGCATGTGAAATTGCAATCGACTTAGAAACTAGAGACCCTAATCTAAATATAAGAATGGGATCTGGCTCTGTCGTAGGGGTTGGTGAAGTTGTAGGCGTTTCAGTCGCAACCGAAAATTTTTGTGCCTATTATCCTTTTGCTCATGAGGGGGGTGGTAATTTAGACCGTAAGATGGTTTTAAAGTGGCTCAAAGATATTTTAAAAACTCCTTCAGATAAAATTTTTCATAATGCCATGTACGACGTCTGTTGGTTACGTGCATTAGGTTTAAAAATTAATGGACGTATTATTGATACCATGATAGCCGCAGCCCTGTGTGACGAGAATCGATTACGTTATGATTTAAATGGTTGTGGACGAGATTATGTAGGTAAAGGTAAGGATGAATCTGCATTATATGAAGCAGCAAAATCATGGGGAGTCGATCCGAAAGCTGAAATGTATAAACTTCCAGCAATGTACGTTGGGGCTTACGCAGAACGTGACGCCCAACTCACACTGGAGTTGTGGCAGGAATTAAAAAAAGAAATTATTCATCAAGATATAGAAGCCATCTTTAAAATGGAAATGGAATTGTTTCCGTGCCTAGTGGATATGAGATTTCTTGGTGTACGTGTAAATCAAGAACAAGCCATGATCGAAAAGAAAACATTAGTTGAACAAGAGAAAAAAATGTTAGGCGAGGTGTTAGTAAGTACGGGGATAGATGTTCAGATCTGGGCTGCACGATCCATTGCCAAAGTCTTTGATAAATTAGGTTTACCTTACGAGCGAACTGTTAAGACTCAGGCCCCAAGTTTTACCAAAAATTTTTTAACGAATCACCCACACAATGTGGTGAAGTGTATTGCTAAAGCTAGAGAAATTAATAAAGCTCATACCACTTTCATCGATACCATCTTAAAACATAGCCAAAAAGGTAGGATTCATGCGGAAATTAACCAACTTCGATCC